TCGAGACGGCGGCGATGGCAAATCGCCGCCAGGTTTTAAGGAACGGAATGTTAGGGTTTTCAACTAGGTACTCATTATACCTAGGTGTGGAATCAGGGGAAGCATCCCAACCCTCGTCGGTGACGAACAGAGGGGCCCACAAAACAAGTGTGCCTCTGAGTTCGCGCCAACGAGCTACCATCTCTGGAACGGACTTCCTAACCGCGCGGGCACTCGCCCACGCGGAAATTAAGGAGTCCCGCACCTTCACGATCCGACGGCACACCTCCTGGATTGGGGGGTACTTAGTCGCGAGACTAGACCCGTCGACCCCGAATGCGAGGGACATCTCTTGCGAGATGCGCCGCGTCGCAGACTGTCGAATCTCCTCGGGATCTCCGAGGGGGACCCAGTCAGGTGGGCCTGGTCGGCCGTGAAGGCGCGTCTCTAGCTTGCGGAAGTCCTCGTCGACCTGTCGGGCCGCGGAGCGGTCAAACAAGTTACGGGGGGCATCCCGCCACACTCTCTCGAAAGATGTCAGATGGCTAGTCTGACCGTAGAGAAGTGTAGCTAGAGCGCGTAAATGAGATGGGGGTACGCGTCGAGTAGACGGCGGTCCGGCCAAGCCGGCGCCGCCTAGCTCACGAGGGAGGTAGGCAGGAACGCCCATACCTTCGAAGACGTCTGGCAGACGTCTGCGTAGGGTACGGGCGACCGCGTGGACCATCCGGGGGCGGAAGTGGTTGAGATAGTCTGTCTCAGCCACTCCAGCCAGCCACCAGTCCGGTGCCTCAGGGGCACCGTGGCCGAATGGCGCGTCGCCTACCACAAGCCCCTTTAAGGGCATGCAGTGGTGGGCGCGAGTCCGGGTGATCCGGAGGACCTTAACGGTATTAACCAAGATCCTCTTGCGGTTCTTCTGACCGCCTCCTCTGCGAGACACCGTGCGATAGATGGGGACTAAACCATCCATCAGCGTCTCGGGCGTACCCGCGAAGTCCCAAAGGACTTCGAGGAAAACTCCCCTGTTCCGGGAACGGAAGTGTTTGCCCTTGGAGAACTGGGCGCCGGTACGAAGCATCGCTGCCTCGTAGGCGTCCAGTGCCCAAGGCGTGGCTACTCCCAGCAAGTCGTCTCCGCAGATGCGGGCGACGGCTTGCCGAGCCACGGGACCAGTGCTTGCCAGGGTAGCCTGTTTCCAGGCCCACCCGTGGTAGAGGCACAGCAGCGACCATGTCGTGGGCAATCCCATAAGGATGCCCCGTTTGGTCACTGCCGTCTCGCCGTCTGGCCACGTCACCTCCACGGGCCCCGTCCCAAGACGGAGTCCGTGGAGTTCTGCCGGTAAGAACCGACCAGAGTCCTCGAGACCGTCGACGAGCGCTTGCG